ATGAGAGCTGTATATTCATACTTAGTGAAGTAGGGTTGTGTAATGCGGGGTTGTTTCACCATTTCTGCAACTTCAGCACGGAATACCGGCCTTACTTCAGGATGTAGATCAATTGCACTCATTTGTACCTTACTCTTGCGTTGGAGTTCTTTTGTCAGTTTTACGTCGCATAGCTCCTTCTATTCTCATGAATACATAAATGCCAGTTCTTCCAACACAACCTTCTGATATCACACGTTTTGCTCGTGTCGCAGCAACTTTTACACCTGATCCAGTAAAACAGTCAAGAACCTTCGTGGCTCCCCTAAAACAAGACATTGGAACGATTACAAAAGCCAAGTTTCTTGGAACAGGAAGTGTTCTTGCAACGCCTGAATGGAAATCTCCTAATTTTGCTGGCGGACGTATTTTCCGTCTCTAATCACAAATGCCGACTTTGTCTGCTTCGGATTATACATCGTTCATTAAAGCACAAGCTGCTGCACAGTCGTATCGTAATGGTGCGATTCCTAATAAAATACAGACGAGTGATCAACCTTTTACAAATCAATCGGTCTTGAATGCTCAGTTGCTTACAAGTCAGGCAGCCTATGTTCTAACACCTTCTAAAGTATTAGTAGATACAATTCAAAATACTGTTAGCGCTGCATCTGCTACAATCATTACAGCTGCAGCTGGATCTACAACTTTTATTACTTATACTACATCTGTTGCTCATGGATTAACTACAAGTGATACTGTAACAATTACTGGAATAACTGGATATGCTGCTGCAAATGTTACAAATGCTGCAGTTACAGCAACTCCTACTTCAACTTCTTTTAGAGTTGCTCTATCCACTAATACTACAAGTGTAACTGGACAAACAGGTAGAATCGTTGGATTTGTATATTACACAACAGCTTCAGCACATGGATTTACAACTAGTAATTCAAATCTATCTATTAGTGGAATAGCAACAGAAGCATTTAATTTATCACTATTCAGAATTGCAAAAGTTCCAAGTTCAACGGTCTTTGCAGTTGAATCTACAGCAACTGGAACTGCTAGAACAAGCCAAAGTGGAATTATTACTTTAACACGGTACATAAACTCAAACACTAGTTTTGTTGGAAATGCTCGTATTCGCCCATACGATGGAGTTGGATACGTCAATAATCCAAAAAGTTTGGTAACACTTACACAATCTGGAACTTTAAGTTCTGGAAAGACACAACAATTAGGCGGAATTCCTACAACAGCTCCTAAAGGTTCAGGTGTCTATGCTCCAACTCCACAGTTAGCTCGAGTCGATACAAAAGCTACTGGCGCATATAAAGCTGTTCGTCAACCAGTTTAAGGTCCACGTCCCACAAGTGGACTATGGTCCACGTCCCACAAGGGGTCTACGGGCCCCGTGCTGATTGCTTCCATGTAGCATCACATACTGCACATTGATACATCCAAACTACATTTTTAGCATCTAACTTGATGCCAACAATGTTAGATTCCTTTCCTTTTGTAGAACACATGATGTTCGGACACTTCATCGTTGTAAATCGAGGAAGCGTAGGATCATGCTTAAGATACGGGTTAATAGAGTATTGAATTGACGTATCTTGCAATAGATCGTGATCATAGACCACTGGATTCTCTTTGGTAATGGGCTCCTCGTATTCACACTGTCTACACTTGAGAAAGGCTGACCCTTCTCGCTCTTCAATGCTATACATCATGTTATCACACTTCATACAAAACTTCATTCTGTATTCAGGTCTCCTTATACTAAAGTGCTTCCATTTTTTCAGAAGCCTAAGCGCGTTCAAAATGGAACTTAGGCTGCAAAGTAATCCCTCTTAGTATCACAGGATGCCTATTACGAAGTTGGACCTTTTCTTGAATGGAGACCCGGATTCCCCTAGTGAGACCAAGAGAGCGGGATTTCGTGTTACGGACAAAAGTCAGTTTAATTTATGGTCGTTTGATAACCGAGAGAAATGGAATGTCCCTGAAGATTCTATGGACGAATTCCGTAAGCTTTATTGTGCCGATTTGAAGAACTCAGTTCCAAGGTATTTGACTGAGAAGAACACTTCAATTGGTCAACTTCGTATTGATCTTGATATCAAGTTTGAGGGACGAGTGGATGAACACCGTCATAATCAAGATCAGGTTCTAAAATTTATTCAAGGATACATGGCAGAGGTCAAGAAGTATCTTGTTATTAATGAGAATGTTGAGATCTATGTATTGGAAAAGGATAGCCCAACATTTGACCCTGTAAAGAAAATCTCTAGTTCTGGAGTTCATATTCAGGTTCCTTCTTTGAAGACAAATGCAGGTGTTGAACAAGCTGTTCGTAGATCCATTCTACATCAACGAAAGATGGAAGAGTACTTTGATGGACTTGAGTTTCGTGGAAAGTGGGATGATGTCTATGACAAGCAACCTTTAACACATACGAACAATTGGACTCTTCTTGGATCTAAGAAGAAGGATGGTATGCCTTATCAGATTCGTTATATTGTTGATTGGGATTACCAAACAGGAGAAGTCAGCACCGAAGAATACACACCGGTTCCAATTACTCCAGATCTAATGAAGCTTCTATCAGTTCGTTCTCCTTCGAATGAGGAATCACCTATGACTGAATTTGGTCAACAGAACATTCATGTTCAGACTGAACGTGAGGTTGTTCAAATTTCAGGTGGACGAGCTACTGCAGCAGGTCGTGGACGTCAAGCAACACGTGCTGAAGAAGCTCCTTCACGAGGAAGCTCACCTGGACGTAACTACATTCCTCCTTTGACTGAGCCACTATTGAAATACTACGAGAGTCATGTGAACAATCTTGCAGAGTTCAGGTATACATCCTATGCAGATTGGATCAATGTAGGTCAGTGTCTAAAGAATGTTCATCCAGATTTGGTAGATCTCTGGTTTGACTTTAGTTCAAAGATTGGCGATGCATACAATCAGCGTGAAGCCCTCAACAAATGGAATTCATTTGGATTTCGAACAGATGGTCCAAAGCTTAGTGTGAATTCATTGAGAAACTGGTCACGAACAGATAATCTTGCTGGATTCCTTGAAGCTGAGAAGTTGAACATTGATCGCCTCATTGAAGAGTCTGCAATGACTGCTACTGAGAACGATGTTGCTCATGTTGTGTTTGCTAGATTTGGAGATGAGTTCAAGTGTGCTCGTTATGGAACGAACTCTTGGTATCAGTTTGTAGGAAATGGTTGGAGAGAAACTGATGGTGGAATTGCTCTTCGATGCCGATTGTCTCAAGACGTTTCAAAGATCTATCTTGAAAAGGAGATGGCAGAATTTGTCACAATTCGAAATCTAGGAACATGCGAACACAAACAGCCTGATCCTGAATGTCCAGTCTGCACTGCAGAGACTCGTAAGAAGTCATTCTCCAATATACGTCTTAAACTCAAGAAGACTAACTTCAAGTCAGACGTTATGAAAGAATGTCGTGAGCTCTTCTTGGATGAGACATTTGCAAGCAAGCTAGATGAGAACAAGAATCTAATTGGATTCAACAATGGTGTATTTGATACGATGACCATGGAGTTTCGTCAAGGTCAACCTGAAGACTACGTTAGTTTCTCTACAAAGCTTGATTATGATGAGAATAAGCCTTATACAGCGTATGAGTGTTGGTCAGAGATTGATAAGTTCATGCGAGAAGTTCTACCAGACCAAACTGTTCGAAACTACTTTGTCCGACATCTCAGCACATGCTTATCAGGTGGTAATGAAGCCCAGAAGTTTCATATTCTAACAGGTTCAGGTTCAAATGGTAAATCAATGTTGATGAACTTGATGTCAACCGCAATGGGAGACTACACTTGCAAAGCTCCAATCTCACTCTTGACACAAGGACGTAATAAGTCAGCCGCTGCTGCGCCTGAGTTGGTCCGTATGAAGGGACGCCGATTCGTGACTATGCAAGAGCCAGATGAGGAAGTTCCTTTGAACACAGGACTAATGAAGGAGTTGGCTTCTTGCGAGAAGATTACATGTCGTGATTTGTATCAGGGATCAAAACAGATGATAGACTTTGATATTCAAGCACGTTTCCACTTGGCATGTAATGAGAAGCCAAAGATCAATGCAACCGATGGAGGTACTTGGCGTCGTCTATGCGTTGTAGGATTCACTAGTAAGTTTGTTGCTGATCCAAAGCTTCCAAATGAAAAGCCGATTGATGAGTCACTTGTTGCAAAGATGGTTAGCACAGAATGGGCTACATGCTTCATCTCGTATCTGATTGCTGTCTACAAGGAAGGTAATGGATGGCGTAAGATTGTTCCTCCTACAAAAGTGATGGAGTATACCAATGAGTATCAAGAGGAATCAGACGTGATCGCCCGTTTCATCCGTGAGTTTGTTCACCCACTCGAGGCAGGTGCTGAGGTTGAGAATGTTACAACTGGAGTAATGAATCGTCAATTAAAGGAGTGGAAGCAGAATAATGAAATCTTCAAGGGATCTCCTACAGAACTAAAGAAGAGAATGGAGACGGTCTATGGTAAGTATCCTCCTAGTGGGTGGACTTCCTTCCGGTTCGGACCCGCTTAGATTGATAACGTTTTGAACCTTTTCGACCGTGACGGACCGTAAAGGTCCTTGTGGACCGTGTTCTACGACGTCTAGCTCCAGTTGTATAAGGATCTGCTGTTGCAGGGGGAAGAGAACTTACAGCTTCGGGTTCAGTTGTTGATGCAGAGCTCCAAGTCCAGGGGTTATACCAAACCATTTGTTATAGTGTTAGTTTTTTATCTATTCAGTTCGCTTTGCTCCGATGCGGGACAAAACGTAAGTTCGGAGGAGTCCAATAGCAAAGATGACTAAGACGAAGGAGACAACGAGGTTAACGAACGCAACCAAGACCTCACCGAGCTTGAGGGTGACGCCTCCAACCGTGACTGTGAAGGATCCAACACCCTTGCCGGCTGCAGCGGCAGGTGCGAGTAATGGGGTTAAGATGTCTTCAGAAAGAGACTTGAAGAACTCTCCAACAACACCTCCAAGGTAAAACGAAGCCGTAAGAATGATAATATCCCGAGTATCAAGCATTTTTATTAAGAACCACATACTTTATTTCGTAAAGACAATGGACACTCGCTTCTGGGGACCGAGTGCATGGCAATTATTTCATTTGATTGCGTTCACCTCTAAACATCCAGACGACGTTTTGAATCAGATGAAGGATGTGCTACCTTGTAAATTTTGCAGAGAGTCTACAACTAAGTTTGTTCATGAACACCCCCTACGCGGCGATCCTGGAAAATGGTTGTATGATCTGCATAATCGAGTGAACAATAAACTAAGAACTCAATGCAAAAATGATCCAGCAGTCATAGACCCTGGTGATGATCCTGACTTTGAAGATGTTAAGAAACACTATCTTTCTTTAAAACCAACAGCTGTTCCAGGTGGTGACTTTTTGGCTTCCATCTCTGCAAATTATCCAGAAAACCCTGAACCCGAACAGATGGCAGTTCAACGAACCTTTCTTCATTCTCTTCAACATGTCTATCCATTTGCTGAATTGAGAACTGTCTACAAAGACTATATTACTGAAAACAAACCTGACTTAGATTCTCGTTCTGCGTATATGAAATGGATGTACGGATTACTTTCAATCTTATCCAAAAAAGTTGGAACCTCAATGCCATCCTATAAAGGATTTGCTCACCATCTTGCGTATTACAGAAGCGGTTGCTCCAAGAAGACGTATCATGGAAAAACATGTCGCAAACTCTCTGGTGGTGGAAGAACAAAATCCAGAGACCATGCGAAGACGTATAGGGTTTCTCATTCTAAATTACTTTGATTTTGGTTTCGTGAATGCCTGCATTGTAAGACGGGCATGTTTAGCTGAATAGACTTCAGGTCTTTTCTCACGAGGTCGTTTCTTTCTTTCTTGTCTGGTTTTAGGGGGTTCGTCCATTTGGAGTTTCTATTACTTTGACGCAAAGAAATCCGTTTTAATAGCCCATGCCCATTCCACCCTTGCGTGACTTGCGAGTCTTGCGGCGACGACCACCGACAGGTGCAGCATTTCCAAGAGGGCCGCTGGATAAGCTAGATGAGCCCTCGACATCCGCACCGCCCTTGTAGGTCTTCTTGGCCATCTTGAGGATGTCACCGAACTTCTTTCCCTTGTGCGACTTCATCGTCTTCTTAACATGCGCTAACCACTTATTTGCCATTTTATTAAGAGGTGAAGAAGTTATTGTAAACCGACTGGCTTTTCAACGAACCCCTTGGATGACTTCATGCTATCAAACAAAAGCCATTGACATCCATTCGCAGATGCAAGGCGAGGATCTAGTGTTGGTTTTCCAAATGTATCATCTGGAACAACAATTGTAATTGCATTTCGGTTGTAATCCACTAATTCAGACCAATCTCTAGGGTGCATTGCTTGTGCATATAAAATACGACGCAACTTGGATTCAGACCATGATAGGTTGATCAGTTCTCCCAACTCTGAACCTTGAACATTATCTGATACGAGGATCAATCTATTTTTCAAATCATCTAATGAGGTAGAGGGTTCAACACCTTTCACCAAATGACGACGGACTGTAGTTTTGAGACATTCTGCAGCTTGATTAAGAGTTACATTGTTGGTTGAATGAGGGACAATTGATAAGATAAATGGTTCTTCTGTTCTTTCCCATGCTTGAATTAAGTCTACACACACTGAATCAAACGTCCAGTACTCGTATGCATAATCATAACTAAGATTTAATGGCTTTTTTGCAACAATTGGCTTTCCGTTCTCATCTGCGTAGAGGTGAACCTCTAACAGACGACGACCGCTTGAAATAACATCCCTGACATCTTCGTAGACACCTCCTGTTGCATAGTAGTCACATAGACGCTTTCGTTCTACAACTTCAGGAACACCGTCAGGAACAGTTGCGTCATGCCAAATTGTATATCCAAGAATTCCTATAAGTCCAAGTCCGATGGCTAGTTCCATTACTTCTTATCCGTTTCTATTTTTGGAACTCTGAACAAGAGTTGTCGAAATCCATTAATTACATCGTCGGGAATACGGCTTTCCATGGGTTGTTCCATCAAACAGGCTCGATGAAAATACAAGCAGTACATTCCACATTCAGAATCTTTGAACTGATGCCTTGTTGCATTGAAGGTCATTTTCATTGGTTGTGAGTGTTTACCTGTCGCATCCCACTGTTCCTTCCAACGTTTCATAAGCCTCTTGATCTCCTTCTCTGGAACATGAGCATATGAATCAAAATAGGTAATACGAGGATACTCAAGCTCTTCACGAATATCACAAAATAAAGCGATCCAATGTTCACCAGGTCCATCATGAGGATCGGTATTAAAGATAATTCCAATTTGATCGTATTTCTTTGCAAGTTCAGTTAGTTTCATTTCACAGAGTGAACTTACGATACATTGACTAGTTTCGGATTTCAAATCAAAGTCAATTGGAATACAACCTACAAAGTAATATTTAGGAAAAAGTTCCATATAGTTCTTTTCAACATGATCAATATCATCTGAGGATAACCATTCATATCGATTAACGGTCCATTGTTTAGGTGCTCGTGGTCGTTGCATTAATGATGAAACTATACACTCTGCAGCTCCAGTAGAGCACTTATCTTGGAGACGATGTTGAATATTGGTCCACATTTCTTCAGGGGTTCCTTTTGGAACTGGTGATTCCTTAGGATGTTCTTTATTATAGACTGTTCGGAGTCGTTCAATTTCTTCGTCATCTAGCCAAGACATCCCTTGTTTAAAACGGATACTAAATCATTTAAGCAATAAACAGTATACCATGGAAGCCCTTAAACCCATTCTCACAGAATATGCTGAAATCACCCGTAAGCTCAATGAAGTTAATGCACGTGCATCTGAACTTCGTGATGATCGTCGAACAGTTGAACTAGATCTAGCTGCATTATATGCAACTTCTCGTGATGCCTTACCTGACAAGATTAGTCTTGCAACATCAGGTATGACATTTGCTGTTAAATATCCAAATCAGTGGAAAAAAGGTTGGACGCTTTCCAAGAAGGAATTGAAAGCGTATTTAGATGAATTGATTCCTGAAAGAAGTGAAACATTGATGCTTGAAATTGTTAG